CCACCCTTGAGGAATTTCAACTCGATTGTCACCGAGTCGCCACTCGCCGTCGATCAGCGTATACACCTGCGTTCGGCAGTCAGGTCCGATCCTTATCGGGCTTGCTTCCGTCACCAGGACTACTCGACTGCACCCCACGCAAACGAATGTACTCACGAATGCGAGAGCCAGCCTTCGCCAGTACTTCAGGCTTCTTGTCGGCTTCGATGGCTTGCTTGCCCTTGCCTGCGTTCGTTCCGATGAACGACAGCAGCGCATCAAAGAGCGCACGGAGAAATGCATACACCTCACTTCGCTCCGATGGCTTCGCTTGTCTTGTCACCGTCTCGAGCGCAGATGAGTCCGACTCCTGCGATGACTGCAGCGAGCAGCGATGCGAAGTCGATCGTTGTGGCAGGATCGCCGTCGGTGAACGCAGTCAATGCAGCGGACACTGCGACGAGGATTGCAGCAACGCCTGCGCCTGTGGTCTTCCAGTTCTTGTTCTTGAGATTCATAAGTGGGCCTCTTTCGTGATGATGGATAGTGTGAGCGGATAATGACGCAACAAGCGACGAGCCTTGTCTCTGATCGTAGCAGGGACTTTTGGAGTGGTCTTCGGGTCGAGCAGTTCACGCAGGAACTCACGCACCTGTCCGATCGTCCGCAACTCCTCGCTGCGAGTTGTCATCGCTTGCACGCCTGAATGATTGTCCAGAAACAGAACGCAACGAGGAGCACATCAATGATCGCCCACAGCGTTGGGTTGATCGAGCGTGCAACGGATGCGCTGGTGCACACTCGAGCCCACGCCTTGACGATCCAGTGCTTGGGTTTGTGCGGTCTCATCTGTTCTCTAGGCGGCTGAGTCTCTGATCGATGGAGCGTAATTGTTCCGTCTGCGATGCATCCGAGATAGACAGCGAGCCAACCACCCGTGCGAGATCGGAGCAGATCAGCCGCAGATCGGATACTTGCTGTTGATTCGTTTCGAGCACCTGGTCCTTGCGTCCAATCGCAAGGAAGATCCCTGCGACTCCGATGATGAGTGCGACGAGTTGCAGCATTTGGATCGTGCTGCCGAGTACGGTTTGACTTCGAGGATTTTGGTCGGTCACGGTTCATCTTTCGGCTTTGGTTTTTTGTCGATCTTTAGTTTGATCGCATTGATTCTTTCGATGCAGTAATCGTCGGACGCTGTCTTGATCATATCCCTGATTGCAAATTGGTTGCCCCATGTCGTGATCTTCGCCTTCGTGCCGATCTTACTGTTGCTCGTCCACATCACCACGACCGAGTCGGCATTTGCCTCCTCGACAAAGCGTGCGACGATCTCACGGATCGCAAGTGCCACCCTCTTGTCTTCGTCTGGCGTGCGTTTCATGTCGGCATGAAGTCCAGTTTAGGACGGCAGAAATCGCCGCCTTGTGTTTGCTTTCGATCGATCTTGATGCGCATCCACATCGCACCGATCGGTTTGGGCGGTCCGCCACGCTCCACATGCCAACCACCTGCACCCGATTGTCGAGTCTCGGTAAGGCTGTCTCCGCCATACTCATCCTTGTAGCAGCCGCATCGAATATGCCACTGCGATTCGAGAAACACGCTGTAGGTGTTTTTTTTCAGCGCAGGAATCTTGCGCACCATCTCCATCGCCCAACGCTCGTGGACATGACCGCACACGATGACAGATGCGACTGGATTCCACGATGATTGTCGACGAATTCGTAGGGTATCAAAACTCATCATGCCTCCACCTCCAGATCCGTGATAGAAATGAAGCCAGAAGGAAGTTGTCTTTGATCCTTTGCGCATCTTAAAATACACATCGCCTCCGTATCGACCGTCGATGATCTTCGACCCCGTCATCGTGTTGATGCGTTCGACCAGCCGTGCGGTGAGATCCGTCTCCTGGTTCTTCGACACGGCCGTCTCGTGGTTGCCCTGCGCAAGTAGTGCGATGTGCGATGCATAAGGCGCAAGGAACTTTGCGCCGTGCTTGACGAGAGAATCGAAGTAGTCGGGCGAGTCGAGATGCTCCTCTCGAGTCTGTCCGTGTCGTGACCGGCGTGGATCTGCACGACCACCCATAGCGCAGAAGAAGTCGCCGATGTCGAGGATGATCGCATTGCGCTTGATCGCTTCGTCGAGGTCCTGCTTCTCTCGCTCGTGATCGCTGTGCGGGTTGTCGTGATGCGCATCCGAGCGCAGGAGCACCCACTGCTCGTCGATACCCTCCATGTCGCAGTCGATCTCAACGATCGACGGATGCACTCGCTTTGCTTGCCACGGCTTTCTTCGCTTTGTCGTGCGAGTCGATGGAGGCAAAACTTTGCCGACCTTCTTGCCACTCTTGCATGCGGGTTGAGGTTTGATGCGCTGGACTCCTCGAGGTGATCGAGTACACGGTGATACGAGCACCCGTGTCCTCACTCGAACTGTAGGTACGGTGGATATTTTGTTCGACGATTTGAGAGTCGTCGTGCCACACGATGCCAGTCATCGCATCTTCGGTCGATCGCAAGAGTTTCGTAAGGTCGGGACGAACGATCGGAAACCACGGCGCATCTGCTTTGATCTCGCCGCTCGCTTTGTAGTGCGCCTTTGGTCTCGGCATGCGGAACTCGATCACGAGTGCGAGCGGTGGCTGCATGAGTTCACCACCTGACATTGCGGCACGGGCTGCGTGCGCAACGACCGTGCGCCATGTCCGTGTCTTCTTTCCGCCTGCGTCGACGACGACGATCTTGCCTGTGCGAGGGTTGCGAAATGCAGACTTCGATCCACCTGGTGATGGCAGTCCGAACGCAACGAAGTTGAGCATCTCAACTGCTGCCATATTGCAACTGCTCTGCGATTTGTTTCGTCGCTGCATCGATGCGAGCTTGTGCGATGGCAACATACTCTGCGCTCAAGTCGATGCCGATGAAGTTGAAACGCTCGAGCGTTGCTGCCTTGCCAGTTGATCCTGATCCCATGAACGGATCGAGGATGATGCCGTTGTGTGGCGTGACGAGTTTGCACAAGTATCGCATGAGGGCAGTCGGCTTGACTGTTGGGTGGTTGTTGTGCATTTGCCCTTGCTTTCTATTGTCTTTATCGGCACAAGGTTTCGCCTCGGAGTAAATGTCATGCGTAGGCATGCCCTCGCATCCTTCGTACCTGTCCGCCTTGCTCGCCTTTGCGCAGTAGAAGAAGCGGGCGGCGGAGCCGCTGTCGCCGTAGCCAACTTCCTGCATTTCACCTTTGAACCCCCAAGAGGTTGCACCGCCATTCAATGCACCACGCTTGCCAAATCCACCACCTGCATTTGGAAATCCCGCTGTCACCTCGTCGCTGCCGTCGTGGATCAGGTTGGCGGGCCAGCGGCCTTTGCCGATGTCGAGAATGTCGCAGGCCCCGCTAATGCCACTGCCGTAGATACCGCTGCTGTCACCCTTGGGAGGATTGCCTTTGGCCGTCCCGCCTTCCGTTCCTACCCTGCACGCATCGACATTGATTCCGCCCGTGCCATGCGCAAGCACATTCGCAGCGACTGTGCCGATCAGCGGCTTGCGTGCCACGATGATCGGCTCATACGCAGGCTTGAGTGCTGTGCCCCAGCCGTTCCATTGAGCCGAGGTAGTTTCACCCTTCCGAGCGAGTTGGTTCTTCGTGACGTTGTAGCCACCACGCCCCTCGGCGTTCATAAAACCAACTCCCGCCGCCTTGTCAATCGCCTTGCTCACATCATGCGACTTCGGAAAGCCCGAGCCGTACACCCACATCACGCAATCACGAATTTCCCATCCCGCATCCTCGATCGCAACTGTCAGCCGATGAAATGTCCGAGTGCCACCGAATGCGAGCAGGTGCGCACCAGGCTTCGCAACTCGCAACGCCTCACGCCAAAAGACTTCGCCAGGCACGCCGTGATCCCACGCCTTTCCCATGAACGACAACCCGTATGGTGGATCGCTGATGATCGCATCGACGCTGTCTGCATCGAGCGTTGGCATGACCTCGAGGCAGTCACCGTGATGTAGTTTGTTGCTCATGTGCTGCCATGTCGAGCCAGTCGTGCAAGTGCCTCGAGGCTCGCTCGGTCCGTGATCTGCACTGCCTTGTCGATCGACACACCGAGTCGGTCCATCTGTTCGATCGTGATGTGTCCTGCGCACTGTGCAAGTGTGATCTGAAGGCGCACAAGATCAGCCTCAAGCGATTTGCGCTCGATGATCCACCTCGCTAATGGGTTGTCCTCCATCGGCATGCACAAATCCTAGCACGGAATAAAACAACCTCCACTGCTCAAGTTGTTCAGACTACGCCGTGAGGCGAACGAGCGGCGGAGGTTGTCGTGGTGGATCATACCCCTGACCCCATCAGTTCATCGTATGCGCAGCCACTTTACA